GTACGAATCATTGTTGGTGCCGCTACTAGGGTACACACCAAACTTGTTCATGACGTTCGCCAATATAGGCAACATGACAATTCCGTCGGCAAAGGGTACGGGTCTACTTGAACAAAACTCCAAATCAATCCAATTTTTGCGGTGGACCAATTCGGACTTAAATCCAAATAAAGCCATGCCCTCTTGGAAATTAGTCTTACGCTGACAACAGATAATATTATCATCACCCATTATCAACTGCTTCATTTCTTGAAGAGCCGAACGGATATCAAGTTTGTGCTGAGTACAATAAAGGAACAAATGAATTAAACCATTCAATAGAGAATTACCACACGAAGTGTAAGGGTCTCCAGATTTACGGCCGGATTTTGTTCTATAACGAATGCCCCACCTGGTGCGGGCATTAGTGTGAACATTTTTCCATACCAATTGGCTAGTAAGCTTAGGCATGCCACACCAGTCATAAATCATGGCTTCGATTTTCAATAATTCCTCGCAGACGCTAACATCCCACAAGCTAACGTCATCCTCATATAAAAAAGGAAGATGGCGATATAATGACACCCATCTACCAGCGGCCTCGCCATCCATGCCACTGGCAAATGTAATTGCAAAATTAGGATTCCAGAATGTCTTGAGTTTCTTTTGAAAAGCCTGGAAAAACTGCATGGTGGAACAAATAAACTCAGGTTGCGCTCCGCTAATAACTCGCGGTGCTTTGACCTTACGACCACCCATTCCACTATGTAATAAATTCTCGACCTTGAGAAACACACTCCTAAGAGTCCATTGTCTTGCCTCTTCACGACTAACACATTTATCTAAAGAAAAACCTTCGGATTCTAGGCTTGTCATGGTGTTGTCTAAGATCTTTTTCACCGAACTGGAAGCATTAGACGCTTGCAGGGCATCTTCCCAGGTTGGTAAATCGGATCTTTCGACGGCGAGTTGTGATACTAATTGACGCCTGTTCTTCACTAACCAAGTTTTGAAAGCAGAAAGTGTTTCTTGGTCAGGCGTTAAAGTCTTACACGTTACCCGCGATTTGATTGCGTTCATCTCATTCCAAGAGTTGTTCGCATAGTGAATCGCAGAATACGGTGTATAAGGGCGTGCTATACAACTAGTCCTGATAGTCTTGTCCAATTCCCGATTATATTTTAACCGAGCATCAGGATTTTGAGGAGTTGACAGCAAATCAAATGAATTCAAACAGTGCTTGAAACCATTGGCCAAAGCTTCACACCTTGGTAACAACGGCTTGCTCCAAGTAAATATCGAAGTTAACTTGGAAAACATTACAACAGCTCAACGTCATCACTCATCAAGTGAGTGGGAGGAGACGAGGGTAAATTGGTGCGTTCGCTGTTGAAGCAAGTTGCACATTTGAAACAAATGATGATACCGTATTTGCGAGCGTGATAACAGCAAGCTGTGCCGTAATCGCGTTGGGATTCAAGTGGGGCCAAGCGCATAGCCAAGCGCTCAGCCTCACATCGTCCAATTTGGCCTGTTTGAAAGGCCTGAAGTGAGAGTTTGTACGTGAGTGCTCTCTCGAAGGCCAACATGGCGATTCCATACGCCATTTCTCCCATGTCATGATCTTCGTCCTCGTTCCAAGCAATCTTATCGAGGTATGTCCCAGTAATGAGGCCAATAAGCGCCTTCAAATCCTGTTCCAAAACCCCAGTGTTACGATTACCTGGACAAAAACAGTCACAAATTGACTTGAGATTTCGTTTGTTGGTCTGAGTTTCTCTGGTTAACCAATACGGTGTGAAATGCCGCTCAATTCCAATTGGGATGCGTACGGATCTCCTGGTGGCCCGGTACAAGATGTCTATACCGATGTCACCAGAAAACACTGACTGAACATCCC